TGCCGCAAGAGGATGAGGCTTGTCATCTGCCACGGTGAAGGCAAGTTCTCGTTGCTTGAGCCCGACGGGATTAGGCGTCCGTACACGGTTGTCACGATGGACGCCTTCTGTTGGGAGGTCGCAGCAGAGCTTGGTCTGCCAAGGCTGTTCTTCAAGGAGAAGCTGGCGATGATGCAGTTCTGTCTCGGCCATCATCTCATGTGCGTCACCGTGCGTGATGGTGAGGAGGAGACTGACGCCTTGGCAGCTTCGTTTCACGCAATGGGCGCTACTGAGTTCCGTATCTATCCCGAATAGGAGGCTGTATGGATGACACTGACAACCCTGTGATCGTGACCGACATTTTGTTCATGGTGCAGGGTCGCACGCGAGATGAGTGTCTTGCCAAGGCAGATGAGGTTGGCAACCGCATCTTGAACATGCTCGGCGGCGAGCCGTGGGTCATGCTCGATGACGACTGGCAGCGTGTGCCGCCACCGAACATGTCTACGCTGACCGACGATCAGGGCTTCATGTATAGCGGTCGGCGGCGCTATCAGTTCAAAGGGCCGTTCTTGTCAAGCGTGGCCTTTCCAGAGCACCACGGCTTTCGCACACAGAAGGGGGCGCTCGAATGAGCACACACTTGATCCTCTACGTGCCGGGTGAGGTACTTCACTCGAACTTTGAGAACTTGGCAGCAGAGACGAAGAAGAAGGTTCAAGAGGCGTTCATTGCTAACCACACTGACAAGCCACTTCAAGTCGGTTACAACGGCGGCGTCGAAGTGGGTACATGTATAGGCGGCAGGATCAACGCTCTTGGCGCTGGACTTGTCATTGAGTGGATAGAAGGGCTCGAAGTCGTACACCTACAGGATGGAGCATGGAATGGATAGCGAAGATCGGATCAGTTTGAAGCCGGGGATGAGCTACACGGTGGATGCAGGTGCCAAGCTCATCATCGAGGATCAGAACGGTGAGGCGCTGGAAATCGAGGGCCGCGACGATCCCAAGGTGATGGAGTTCCTTGAGGCGTTCGATGTGTGGCTTACGACGGATCGGGCAAACCTGACTGGCATCGTGCTCGACGCGGCCTATCAGGACATGCTCAACAAGTTCAACACACTGCCGGGCCGTATTCAGGCAGAGATGCCAAGCATCAAAACGTCAGGGGTGATTGTGAGAGGACATCAGCATGCCTAAGTGGAGGTCGAAGAAGCAGCAACGCTTCGCTTTTGGGGTACTTGTCAAGCGCGGCAAGATGAGCAAGGCCGCTGCGAAGAAGCGAAGCAGCAGGGGTAGGGCGTACAAGAGACTGCCAAGTCGCGCTCGGCGCAGGAAGAAAAAGTGAGGCCCGGCGCAACCCGCGATCCTCAGAGTGGCCGCTTCGTCAAGGAGACGAAGTTCATTGATGGGGTCGAACACAAGCGTTGCAATGGGCCAGGACATGACAGGCCCACATGGTTGCCTGCAACTGACAAGTATTACTACCGGCACAAGACCGGAGAACGCGCTGGCATGCTTCTTCCTCGGTGCCGGTTGTGCTCGAACTGGAATAAGCTCAAGTCACCGGGCTTGTCAGGAATGGTTCCTGTTGCCAAGGTGCGTCCCTACTTCATAGAGGGCGTTTCACGTGTTGGCTTCATCGAGTTCTGTCGGCGCACGGGCTTGGCAGATAGGACAGTGACAAACGCTCTGCGTGGACTGGCCAATGGAAGGCCGTACAGCGTGCAGAAGCGGATTGTCAGGAAGGTGATGCTTGAAGTCATCTCGATGCGGCGCAAGAACGAGGTCAGGCATCGAGATTCGATCAGGCACGGTGCCAAGCAGCGAGGTCGGGAAGAAAAGGTGCCAAGCGCAAGGAGAGATTTCTACCGGCCGCAAGGTGACGATGAAAATGAGGCTCGGAAGCGGCACCGTCGCGCAGCGGCTTGACAGCCTGCTATAACTGAGCCCGCGCGTACCTGTCGGTGCTGCGTTCGGGCCAAGAGAGCCGGGGGAAACCTCGGCTCTCTGCTTTGTCAGACCGGCTTGGCGGGCATAATGAGTGACAACCTCCTCTGCGCAAGGGAGAATGTTGTCAGCCACATCCGAGGAAATGCCTGCAAACATCGGGGTTCCGCCTACCCTCAGCCGGGGGGAGGCCCGCGCGATCCAAGCGCTTGCATGGCCCGATGTGTGGGCTGAAAATCTGAGGCTAGAAGTAGACGCACATGCGTTCGATCTGCGTGGGCGCGAGTTCGAGCGCGCGATCCTTCGTGACGAGTCACCTGTGATTGTCATTCCAAAGGGTGCGCAGCTTGGCTTCACGACGTTGATGATCCTCAAGTCTTGTCATGCGATTGTCAACCGTGGCCGGTCGGTTCTCTACCTGCTGCCCCTGAAGGCGGGCTCGGTGGGCTTCGTGCAATCGAGGATCGACCCGACGCTCGACTCCAACCCTGCCTTGTCAGCAGAGTTTGGTCGGGTTGACAACCGGACGCAGAAGGTGACTACCAAGGGAGTCAAGTGGAACATCCGGGGTACCAACATTCCCTCGGAGCTTCGTGAGGTTCCAGCGGACATCTTGGTACTTGACGAGAGAGACGTAGCGAACGAGGAGAACCTTGACGACGCTTACGCAAGACTGGATGGCTCTGACTACGCCCGTGTCTACGAGCTATCGACGCCGACCGTTGACGGTCATGGCGTCTACTCGGAAGATGGCTGGGAATCAACTGACAAGATGCGATGGTGGGTTGCGTGCTGCCATTGCGGATCGAAGCAGGTAATCGAGTGGGAGGCGAACGTCCTTCCGCACCTAGGCGACACGCTCGAAGACTGCGCCAACTCATGTCGTTGCCAGCACTGCAACAAGCCCTGGTCAGACGATCAGCGAGCCGCGATGAACGCAAGCGGGACATGGGTACCGGAGGTACCAAGCGCAAATAAGCGCGGCTATCACCTTTCGCAGTTCAACTCGCCTACCAAGCGACTCAATGCAGACAAGATCGGCATTCTTGTCAACTTCTTCAAGGGACAGACGGATGCCAAGAAGCTCAAGGCGTTCTACAACCTCGCTCTAGGGCTCCCCTACTCTGCGCCGGGTGACAAGTTCAGCGTCGAACTGCTAGACAATGCCCGGCGTAATTATTCCCTTGGTGTCATGCCCGAAGGCTCTCTGTGCATCGGCGTGGATGTCGGGCATGACGTGCTCTACGTCACAGTGTGGGATGCCAAGGGAAAGCGGCGGCGTCTCATCCGTGCGGCAGTCGTTGTGGCTGACGGCCCGCGCTCGAAGTGGCAGGTGTTCGAGGACGACTACCTGCAATCGCTGTCTAACTGGATCGCTGTGGTTGACGCGCACCCTGACAAGGAAGAAGTAGAGGCGCTGAGCAAGAAGTACAGCGGCCGTCTTTGGATGGGTTTCGAGAAGGATCGTCCCGATCAGGAAGTAACTGCCAAGTTTCAGAATGCACAGTACGGTGAACCTGCCAAGGTGAACATTGACCGAACGATGGCTTTCGACTCATACATCAAGCTCTACCTCGACAGCAACGCTGACTTGCCAAGAGATGCACGTGACCTTGGTGAGTTCATGCCAGGAAAGCCCTACAACGCTTTCTACCATCACCACCTGATGATGACTCGTGTGGAGCAGGCAGATGCGAGTGATCGTCTCGTGGCGCGTTGGGTGAACGGCAAGGTACGGCTTGGCGGCGGGCAACAGCCGAACAAGTCCGGCAACCGGCCCGACCACTTCCACCACGCCAGCATGTTTGCGTGGGTAGCGTCGATGCAGGATTCGCCTCTTGTCATCGAGCCAGAGGTCGGGGAACTGTTCTCACGCGCAGGGGGTCTGATGACAAGTGGACACGGCCGATGACATCAACGAGGCTTGGCAGGAATACCTTGAAGCCTGCCGCACAGATGATCTTCGCTACGAGGAAGTTGAGCCGTGGGCTTGGAAACGACTGCGGGCTCGACTCCGTGCTATCAAGAGGCGAGAGAAGGTGAAGCATGCCGCGTAAGACCGGGGAAACCCTGACAGAGCAGCGCGCTTCGATCAAGAAGCGCTACAAGCATGGCACGCGCGCTCGCCGCGAACTTGTCAACCCTGACAAGCTGACTGAGGTTGAGCGCGCAGTCAAGAAGGAAGCTGCGTGCTTCCTCAAGGCGGCGAACTACTCGTTCCATTACATCGGTGATGCGCTTGGCTTGTCACGTTCCGCTGTGCGTAAGTGGTTCGAGGAAGACGAGAACATGCGTAAGCGTGTCATGGAGATTCAGAACGATTACGTCGATGGCGCTGTGTCGCTCCTCAAGACCTACGCCATCGAGTTGATCGAGATGCTTGTCGAAATCGCGCGTGGCGACTACGACCCGAAGACTCGCATCTTGGCAATCACCGAAGCGCTCGACCGCATGGGGCTCAGCAAGGTGAACAAGTCCGAGTCCGCAGTGGTGAAGACTGACAAGAAGGAATTTGACATCACCGACAAGACTGGCCTCATGGAAGCAATGCAGGACGCACCGCCCGAAGTGCAGCAGGAGATGGCTCGTAAGCTGGACGAGGCAATGTCCTTGGCAGCCGAGCACACCGACAGGAGCGTGACACATGCCTAATCCCTTGCGCTGGGTTGGGGAGCAGCTATTCACGAGCTTCACCAATCTGGACATCAGCCGTACCTCATGGTTCGGCCCGTTTTGGGGAGCGCTGCGAAGTCTTGGCACTACTGTGTTCTTCCGTCGTCCGATCATGGAAGGCACGGTGGTCAACTATGACTTGGCACGTGCGCTGTATCGAAACGATCACCCGGACTACTTGTTTGGCAGTGGCTTCGCTCGACCCATCATCGACCTCTCGGTTGACTACATGGGCCTGCCAAGTGTGTCGAACGACGATACTGGCGACACTGATGCGTGGCTCAACGATTGCATCCGCGATCATTGGGCTCCGCAGCTTCAACAGCTTTTCAGGGACGCCTGCCGCGACTCGAAGGTCATCGTGCGTTTCAGGCAGCCGCGCATTGACAATCCTCTCTACACAGAGGAAGACAGAATGCACGGCCGCATCGAGGTCATTCCGCCCGAGCACGTTGACATCATTTGGAGCCCCGTCGATCCCGAGATGATTGACATGGCAGTCCTGACCCATGACGTTGAAGTGGACATGCGCGATGCGGAGGAAATCAGGCAGGGCCGTCCGCCGCGCATGGAGACTCACGAGATTCAGGAAATCATCACACCTGACAAGTACAGCTTTTACGACAAGACTGCGGACACGCAGCTTGTCACGTGGTCTGTACCGAACACTGTGGGCTTCGTGCCGCTGTACCCGATCTACAACGAGTATGCGGCCGACCTCGGTGGTGGACAGTCAGACCTCGAAGCAGTCATCCCATTCCTCAAGGCGTTCCACGAAGTGATGGTGGATGTCTTGTCAGCCCACAAGTACCACTCGATCCCCAAGACGAAGTTCAACGTGAAAAGCGTGGATCAGTTCATCAAGAACAACTGGCCCAGCATCATCGACCCAGCCACCGGCAAGGTGAAGGATGGGGCGACGATTGACTGGAAGGGCAAGGAAATCATGTTCTTGGCAGACGGCGAGGACGCGGGCTTCATCGAGGCAACCTCTGTGCTCGGTGACTCGAAGGTGCTGCTCGACTTCCTGCTTGACTGCATCGCCATCGCTAGTGAGACTCCGAAGTGGGCGCTCTTGGCAACCGACAACGCAATCGCTGCAACTGACGCATCTACACGGCCGTTCGAGAAGAAGATCGAGCGCAAGCGTGTGCAGTTCTCAGACTGCATTGTCGTGATCTGCAAGATGGCCTTGGCATCCACGGGCAAGGCACCTGAGACGCAGCGCGTCTCTTGGCCTCCGGTCAATCTCACAGACCTCGCTGCCAAGGGTCAGGCCATCCAGCAACTCATCATGGGCTTCGACGTGGCAGTGTCGCATGAATGGATCAGTGACTTGTCAGTCGTGAAGATTCTTGCGCAGATGTTCCCCGAGATGATGTCGCCAGAGCTTGAGATGGAAGCTGCCAAGGACAACGTTGTAGTGGAAGCTCCTGCATCGCCTGCGAGCGCAACGCAGGCACTTCCGCCTGCCAAGTCAACGAACGGCACAGGCAGCAAGACGCAGGCGAAGAAGGCACTGGCAACTACAACCCCGTCTCAGTCGTGAAAAGAGGCAGGCCAAGGTCGATCAGGCGGCGTGCAGGTACCAAGCGCCGTATGCAGAGAAGAAACCCGAAGCAGCGCGCCGCAGCAAGAGCACGCGCGCATACCCGTAGGAGGAAAGGTCGCTGATGGCACCACCGATCAGAAACATCGGACAGGCTCCGCAAGGAGCATCGCAGGCAACGCCAGCGCCGATTCGTCGTCGCTTGGCAGTGAAGATGCTGAAGCTCACAGGAGCGAGAGGAGGTCGGCGTGGCTGAGAGCAGACGGACGCGCGTTGTGGTGCCGCCTGCATTCCCGCACGGTAGGCAGAACATCGACACAGATGGCGGCGTGCAGGCGAATGGCACTGGCATCTACGGTGCCAAGGTTGGCGGCTCGGCTCCGTCGAGCATCGCCGTGAAGATTCGTGGCCGGAAGCGCGTTCCGGTCAGTGGAAAATCTCGTAGCCGTGGGAGGGGGTGATAACGCATGGCAAGAAAGAGAACCGCTAGAAACGTGGTGACTACCAAGACTGACAAGGCCACCAAGAAGGTCGCGTCAGTACAGGGGCGTCCTGGCTTCACCAACACTGGCATGAAGCGCAGGCTTCCCACGATTCCGCCGTTCCGTGCCAAGACGATCCGCACGCTCATCAAGCGGAATCAGGCTGATGGCCGTTCGCTACCGGAAGGTAGCTTGGCAAACACGCAGAACGGGCAGATCGTTTCAACCCCCGGCGTGACGGTGATCCACAAGCAGCCGCAGGTACCGCCGGGCAGTGGGCGTGGCTCGCGCGTCATCACCCCGCCGTCTCCGACGAACGAAGGTGGTGTCCGCGATCCATTCAATCGCAAGCGGCGCGTAGGACGCATGGGACAGAACGATCAGCCGCGCAGAGGTGGGTGACAAGATGAAAGTCGGCATCAAGGACAAGTCAGAGCAGAAGATCGTCGGTGAACAGGGCTTCGCGCCTTCCGGCGAAATGGGGCTCGTGTTCGAGATGGTCACTGACCCTGCCAAGCTGAAAGACCTCGTTCCTGTCGATGGGATTACTGAGAAGGCTGCCACCATCGCTGCAAGCGCGGAGGATGACAAGCCGGAGTTTCCCGTTGTCCGTGTCGAGGAGGGTTGGAGCGAGAGTGGTCGGCTCTGGCCTGCCAATGAGCTTGACTCGATTGTCAAGCAGACGAACGAGTTGGAGCCCGTTGGCCATCTCGGTCACATCCCTGACGATCAGGCGAGCACGGCATTCCCTGACGTGCAGACCACATGGCTCGGTGCGATTGCCAAGACTGAGCCAAGCAAGCAGAAAGACCGCGTAGGCGAGATGGTCAAGGTCGCGTACTTCGCGGGGTACAACCACAAGGGTGCCAAGGTTCGTGGGCTTCTACGCACACGATCAGTACGTGGCATCTCTTGGTGGGGGCGGGCTCATCAAAAGCCAGTACCGGGCCGTGGAGTTGAGATGTCCGGTTTCGAGTTGAAGGCGATTGATTGGGCTCGCAAGCTCAGCGAGGGTATGCCGACCTCGCGTGTCGTCGCAATCGCAAGTGAAATGGAGAGTGACAAGATGGAGAAGGATCTGTCTCAGGTCACGCCGGACGAGTTCAAGAAGGAGAACCCGAACGGCTACGCGCTGCTTGTCAGCGAGGCACAGGCAGAGCAGAAGGAAACCATCGGTGAGATGGAGGGCAAGATCGAGGAGGGCAAGAAGCACAAGTCCCTGCTCGATGACGTGATGAAGGTTCTTGGCATCGAGGACTCGTCGGCGCTGGTCGATGAGGTCACGAAGCTCAAGACCAAGGTTGGCGAGAAGGCGTCGATGATGGTCAACGACGCACTTGCCAAGCTGATGGAGGAGAAGGTGCCGAACGAGGAGAAGCGTGCTCTCGTGCTGCGCCTGCTGCCCGTTGGCGAGATGGAGACGAAGGCAGCCGACGCCAAGGATGGCGAGGAGGTTGCCAAGATCGTGGGCGAGATGGTGGACGACACGATCAACAAGGATGATGTCATCAAGGGCATCGTCAGTGAGATGGCTCCTCCGGTTGTCAGGCGGCGCGAGGAGTTGCGCGACGGCAAGGACAAGGACAACGAGTACACGCGCGACCGCACGCGCGTGACGATGACGTAAGGGAGGAGCGATGGGCAAAGACGGAAACGTTCAGGAGATGTCCGTGCATGACAAGGACAACGCGGCATTGCCGCCGACCGTGGAGGGTCAGGACATGAGCACGCTCAACCGAGTCGTCGTGCCCGTGCCTGCTTACACCGATCCGAACAACCCGGATGCGGCGGCGGGCTCGGTCAACCTCGATCTGGACTCACATCCGGTCGAGCACGACGAGGACTACGGCTCGCCGCATGACTCGCAGGTGGAGTCACCGATGGATGTCGGCGCGCAGGACGACGGCGGCGGCAGCGGTGCTGCTGGCGAGGACGACAAGGACGAGTCCGAGTGGACGAACAACGACTACAAGGCTGCCTTGGCAGACGTTGGCCTTCCAGTCTCGGGCAACAAGGACGACCTCACGGCGCGGTGGGAGGAGTACAAGGCACAGGAGGCCGAGTACGCCGAGTACCAAGCCGATGACTGGAAGACAGACATCGAGGACGTAGAGACGGCCGACGACTTGGCATCTCTCCGTGCGGCCTACGACCGCTCGGGCGCGGACTACAGCACTGTCGTGACCGCGTTCGATGAGCGGCAGGCTGAGCTAAGCGACGGAAGTTAGAAAGGAGAGTGACAAGACATGGGCCGTAAGGTCAGTGACGGTAAGGCAGTCAACGTCGTGATGCCAAGCGCACAGGTCATCAACGATGGCGACCTGTATCGCGTTGGTGGATGGAACGGCGTGGCCATCGGTGCCAAGGATGCAGTCCAGACCGACCGCACGATGGCGCTCGAAGCCGATCCCCCGGCGATCTACAGCGTTCTTGTACCTGCCGGGCTCAACCCGGCGGTAGGGGACGACCTCTATTGGGCAACCAACGACGGAACGACATTCCAGCGGGGCGACACGAACCTAGTTGCCAAGGCAGCATCGGTGAACGGTCAGCTTCCGTGCTTCCATGTCCTGAAGACGAAGAACGCGGCTGGCTACATCCAGGGCCGCATCCTTCAGTCTCCGGGCGCTGGCATCAAGTTCGGAACGTAGAAAGGAGGACTGACAAGACATGCAAACCGCACATCCGAACTTCAAGTACGAGCCCTTCTGGAACACGGTTGACAAGGACAGCCAGAAGGCGATTGTCGCGGAGATGATTGACAAGAAAGGTCGGCTTGTCACCGACCGTCAGCTTCGCAACGGCACGCTGCTCAACGAGCTTGTCGGTGAGATGCACCACGAGGACGGTGGCCTTGAGTTCTTCGGCTTCCCGTCGCAGCGGAAAGACCCTGACAAGGCAATCGTCAGGGAGATGATCGACACGTCGCAGGGGCAGATGGCTCTGCTCGAAAAGGTCAGGATCGACGTGGCCTTTGGCTTGGCAGACATCCCGCTTCTGTACGGGCCGCTTTACCAGCGGATCGCGCCTGCGGGCGGGTTCCCTGGTGGCCTGTATCAGATTGACGAGTATCTGCTTCAGGCGAACGTGCTGTTCCTTCAGAAGTTCGAGGGTGGCGAGGTCGAGTTCGGAACGCTTGCCAAGGGTTCACCGGCAATCGGCTCGATCCAGACCTACGCCGCTGGCTTCGAGTGGACGGAGGACATGATCGAGTTCGACCGCACGTGGAGCATCGAGTTGAACAATCAGGCGTTTGGCCGTGCGTACAACGCGCTGCTGAACCACCTGCACTTGTCACCCATCATCGGTGCGACGTACCCTGGTGGCAACTCGACGGCATACATCACCACGGGCACCACGAGGGCACAGAACGTGCACCTGACGCTTCAGGCTGCCTACCGCGCGTCGGTCTTGGCATCCCCGAGGCGGACGGGTACGGTGCTCTTGGCATCAGAGGCGGATCGGTTCGACATCGAGCAGGCAATCCTCACGCCTGTCTTCGATGCGAACGGCAACGCACTTGCCAACGTGCCGATCACGACCATCATCTACTACGACGGCGAGGAAATTGACGTTGGCTCCGATGCCAACATCTACCCCGGCGTCACTCCGAGCACGTGCTTCCTCATCTTCCCGCAGCGGAAGCTGAAGGAGCTAGTGCACCATGACCTCCGCATCGACATCGGGCCTGCGGACATCTCGCGTCTCGTGGAAGGCCAGCAGGTTGGCCGCTCACGGCGCGGTGTGTTCGCCAACCTGAACGAGTCGGTGCAGAAGGTCGCACTGGCGTGATGAAACTGACAAGAGAGCGCCCCAGCGAGAAGGGCGCTCTCCTCTGTCTGACAAGAGGAGTAGGTGATGGCTGACGAGTACGAAGGCAGATTGCAGTGCGACGGCTACGGCAACCTGCTTGCTGATGAATCTCGTCCGGCCGGGACTGCAACTGTGCCCGCGCACGATGCCAATGGTGAGCCCATCGAGGACGCCAACGGTGAGCCGGTCACGGTGACAGTCTCTCTCGTGCGTTACGGCAAGAACCACGGACGGCCGGTTGCGCATGACACCAAGAGTGACAAGTTCGTCTTCATCAAGCCGGGCGAACCGTCACACAACGAGCGTCATCACAAGAAGGACATCCATCTCCAAGGTACGCAGGTTGACGACCCGGACATGCCGGGGTACGCGGGTACCAAGGAGAAGCCGACGAAGGGCAACGAGCATCACTTCGGTGTGCTCGAAGACGACGATCACTACGAAAAGGGCGCAGAGCTTGGCGGCAAGGTGACCAACACACGCATGCGGATGTCTGCTGACAAGCAGGCCGCACGTGAGTCGAGCCACACTCATCAGCACAAGGTGGGTGAGTGATGGAATCGACTGTTGACATCTGGCTGCCAAGTAAGAAGCCCATTGTTCGTCAGAGCCTCTGGCTCCCCGGTGAAGCCATCGAGGAGCTTTTCCCGTGGCTGCCGGACGAAGCTGTTGACTTCTACAAGGGCTTGCTTACCAAGCCCAAGGACTTGTGGGAGGACTTCATCCTTCGTGCCGGTTCGCTGGCGAACTACTCGTCCAAGGCGTTGCAGGACTTGCTGTTCGGCAAGACGGCGTATGCGGGCGAGACGACGATCTACGGTGGCCTGTGGACGGCAGCGCTCGATGACACGTTCGCAGGTAACACAGCAAGCGAAGCGGCGTACACGAGCTACGCGCGCTTGGCACTGACCAACAACACAACGATCTTCGCGGCTGGTACTGGCACGACGACGTACACCAAGACGTTCCCCTCAGACGCAGCGAAGTCTTGGGCGACCTCGACCGGAGGCACGGCACCGACCGTGACCTACCTCGGGCTCCTCAACGGCAACGCTGGCACTTCGGCTGACAAGGGAGTGGCATGGTGTTCCGTTACCTCCACGACGATCAACACCGGAGACACGCCACAGCTTGCAGTGAACGCTGTGACTGTGGTTCAGGACTGACAATCATGCAGCCTACGGCCGATCCAACAGTCTTCATCGAGGAACAGAGTCCCGGTTACGTTCTCTACCGGCGGACTGATGGCAGGCGTTGGATCGTCCGTGGGCAGTGTGACAAGAGAGGCGATTGCTTGATCGGCGCGACCATCATGGTCAAGGGAGTACCGTGGATGGTTGAAGATCACGAGCACCTAGCTGAGATTCAAGAGCGGGTTGGCAAGGAGCGCATTGATTCTGAGCTAGATGTTCCGGTGACCCCTGAGTTCGATACTTGTTGCGGTGCGGACATCTTCACCTACCAAGAACTTGAGCCTGTGGAGCCCTTCTGATGCCGACGATTCAGAAGTTTTACCTCCACGATGCTGCGTCAGATGATCCAGGCACACTGCCAAGTGGTACGAACGTGTCGGCGCAGACGCCAACCTCCACGCCTTTCACTGTTGCGAACAAGAAGATGCACGACGTGATTGGTGCAACGCAGGCGAGCATTGCTGCTGCCACACAAGCGAACACGAACCTGCAAAGGATCAAGATTGGCAGGTGGCTATCAGCGCCACTCGCTGCTCAGACCATCGCATCAGGAACTTGGTCTTGGCGCTTGGCAGGTGCAGAAACCAATGCAGCGTCCAACATGTTCTTCTCTATCTGCATTGCGATCTGGCGTCCGAGCACAGGGGCGATTGTTGGCCGCTTCTTCGATCATCCGCAGTCAGGGCTCACCGATGGCCTAGAGCTTGGTACGACTGAGACTGACAATGGTGTTCAGACATTCGGCGGTGGCTCGATCACCGTGCAGGATGGAGACATCTTGGTATTCGAGGTCTGGACTATCTTCCAGCAGTCGATGGGGACGGCTTACACGCAGACGGTCTACTACGATGGCACGACAGAAGGTTCAACCACTAGCGCGGCGTCGTATGTCTTGGCACCCGCAGCGATCACGATGTTGAATACCAAGTTGTACTTGCGATCAGCGCCCGGATCAGGAGGCCCATCAGGTTCACAGTCAGGTGTCAACACTGACGGCTTTGGTGGTTCGCTTGCACATTCGCTTTCAGCGTCCCCGGCTTCGAGTCAGCTAAGCATCGCACAGACCTTGGGAACCAGCGGCGCAGGAATGATGGCTGGTTTTGTGTCTAAGCCTCTCAACGGAGCACAAACCATTCCGGCTGCCATCCTTTCACTTGCGCTTGGCATTGACGCAAGCAACACTGCTATCGGTACCAAGTTCTCGCTTGTCGCCTACGTGTGGCGACCTTCGACAAGTTCAGTCGTAGGTGTTCTGTATGACGGAACAGTTAGCAACGGGACAAGCATTTCGTCAGCGAGTGAAGTTTGGCGACAAGACAGTCAGCCCACGTCATCGGTGTCTGCGGCAGATGGCGATGTGATTGTCGTTGAGGTTTGGGTGACAACCTTGGCAATCGGTGGATCGTCATTTGACATGTACTACGAGGGCTCAACAGATGGGTCGGCCAGCAGTGCAGCTTCTTATGTTCTGCTGCCGGGTGTCTTGTCATTCCAGACTGGAAGTGCCAAAGCGATTAGCGGCAGCATCAGTGCCATGAGCACCGTCAGTGGCTATGTGAGCGCCCCACGTCGCTTGTCAGGAAACGTTAGCGCCACGAGCACGGTCAGCGGCAAGGTAGTGGCCATCAGACGCATTCCCCCGACCACGATCAGCGCCACAGCTACGGTTTCTGGCTCGGTAAGTGCCAAGAAGCTCATCAAGCCACAGAACATCAGTGCCACAAGCACTGTGTCAGGCGCTATCTCACGTCTGAAAGCGATCACACCTGCGAATGTCTTGGCAACGGCAACTATGTCCGGTGCCATCAGAGCCATACGCGCAATCAAGGGCGGGGTGATTGCTGCGACCTCAACTGTAGCCGGGAATGTGGCTGCCAAGAAGCTCATCAAGCCCGCGAACGTGTTGGCCACGAGCACGATGAGTGGCAGTGTGGTGGCGCTTAGGAGAATCACAGGTGCCATTGCTGCGACGAGCACTGTCAGCGGGATCGTTGGAGTGGTGCGTAAGCTCGCGCCTGCCAACATCTTGGCAACGGCAACTATGTCCGGTGGAGTTGTTCGGCGCAGGCCGATCAGTGGCAACGTAAATGCCACGTCCACTGTGACAGGTGGCGTCGTTGCTCTAAGGCGCATTGCGCCTGCGAACGTACTGGCGACCTCAACTGTGAGCGGTGCAATCACGCGCGTAGCAGCCGGGAAGTTCATCTCGGGCAATGTGAGCGCAACCAGCACTGTGTCAGGCGCAGTTGTCAAGCGCGCGGCAGTCGGTGGGAATGTCTTGGCAACCTCTACTGTTACTGGCACGGTCACTGCCATTCACAGGATCGCAGGCAACGTTGCAGCCACGTCAACTGTGGCGGGCTCCGTTGTTCGCATCAGGCGTCTTAGTGGAAACGTCTTGGCAACTTCAACTGTGACAGGCACAGTTACGGCTCGCCACAAGATCAGCGGAAATGTCTTGGCAACCAGCACGGTGTCGGGATTGGTCAAGAAGCTCGGGACTGCACCGATCAGCGGCAACATCAGCGCCACGTCCACAGTCACCGGCACAGTGGTTGCGCGCAAGCGCGTGGGAGGCAATGTAAGCGCTTCTGCGACCGTCTCGGGCTCGATCCGGGCTCTGAGGCGGATCACGGGGAACGTGGCTGCTACGAGCACTGTGAGCGGCGCTGTGGTCAGGCTCCGTCGCATTGCTGCTGGACAGGTCAACGCCATCTCGACCGTCAGTGGTCAGGTGAGGGTCAGGCGCGGAGTCGGCGGTGCGAACATTGCGGCCACTTCAACCTTGGCAGGAGGCATCGGAAGGGTACGCCACTTCACCACGCAGATTTCGGCACAGTCGCAGGTGTCGGGCTCGGTGAGCTACGCGCCAGTTTTCAGAGGCGCGAACATCAACGCCACTTCGACTGTCTCCGGTTCGGTCATCGTTGCCGTCATCGTTCTGACCTCGTACTTGAAGCGGCCGATCCTGCTTGGTGCTTCCGAGGACTCAGCACTTGTCGGCGTCAATGCCAGTGCAACCTTGTCAGGAGCAGCGACCGATGCTGATGTGGTTGGCACGAACGATGACACACAACTTCTTGGCACTAACGATGACACAACCCTGATTGGAGTCTGATGGCTGTTCCAGTACCACTCGACTTCATACCGCCCCAAGAGGACAACATCGTCAAGCTGCACATCTACGAGTCTTCGGCGCAGGGCGGGCCGTTCTCCGAAATCGAGCTTGTCACTGAGGTCGGCACGTGGCCGAACTACATCGACCACTACACGACTGCCAATGCGACGGCGCTTGACGATTGGTTCGCTATCCAGTGGGAGGACGACAAAGGTGCCAAGTCAGTCCTGTCATCTCCGGTAAAAGGCGGTACTGACTATCTCGTGCGCGAGGTCATGGATCGAATGCTTCAGCGCGACATGGGGATCGACCACGTTGTTGCGCTGGCAGAAGCTCAGGGCGCAGTGGAGTGGTACTTCAAGGATGACCCAACTGACAAGTTGGTGTCGGACATCGACTCGACCAAGCGCTATTCCGTGCTCAACGGCCTGACGTACTTGGGGCTCGCTCGCGCCTACATCGTGGCCGAGGCGATACATGACAAGGTTGAACAGGCCAACATCGGCGTCGTTTCCTTCCGTACACAGGCAGGCGTGCGCAGTGGCGTTGACGTGTCCAAGCTGGTGGAGTTGGCGAACGAACTACTCGAAATCAACATCTCCACGATCCTGCAACTCACCGATGTCTACGATCCGGGCCTTCAGTGGTCGCAGTGGTACGAGGATTGGCAGGTTGCGTGGTCGCAGCTTCCGTGGATCACTGGCATTCCACATTGGGAGCTACCTGCATGAACTCGACCAAGCCGATGCTTGTCAGGATGCTCAACTCGATGGGCTCCGATGTCACGTTCCATCGTGAAGACGATGGCACACCGTGTCCGTGTCGCACGCCGGAAGGCTTCCGCGATCCGGCTTGGCACAAGGCGCATCCGACTGAGCCAGTCTGTAATGAGCAGGGTTTCCTCACCACGCCGGTTGAGATTGTTGTGAAGGCGGCGATCCAGCCTGTACGCATCGGCCCTGCACTGTCACGTCTCAATCAGGTCGCTGACAAGTTGCTTGGCGATGTACAGATTGACGACAAGCTCGGCGTCTTCCCGTGCGTGTGGGATGGCTTCCGACTCGACTTCGAGGGATGGTCGGAAGCAGGCGAGGACTTCATTCTCTACGACGGCAATCGCTACACGGCCGTCGCGTATGACAAGTTGCCTGACGTGAATGGCGATCCTGACCACCATTGGGAAGTCGGGCTCAGGCTGCTGCGCATGAGGGAGGCAGACGTTGCCTAGCGGACTCACTGACGCGCGGCCCTTCGCCTTCAAGTTCACGCGCCGGACGTTCGAGAGCATCGAGCGCGCCATCGAGGACAACAAGGCATCTGCTGTCAAGTTGAACATGGGCGTTGACCTCCTCGCTCGTGCAATCATCTTGGTAGTCAAAGGTGGAGCACAGGAGCGAGCCCGAGGGCCAATCGCTCCTCGCAAACGCAGTGTCCCTGCCTTGGCATACAAGATTCCAGTGCAGAGGATCACAGGTGAGTATTACGCCGGTTGGACACAGCGCAGGATTGGCAGTGGCCATTGGGTTGTCTACAACGATGCGGTCGAAGCCTTCTTCATCGAGTACGGCATCTATCAGCGTGTGCGTCGGCCGATCCTCAAGATGGCCGTGACTGACATGCTGCGCATGATTCAGACCACGAACACTGCTGCTCGGTTCCAAGATTGGGTCTTGGCACCTAGGCGCGATGCGAGAGGTCGGTTCCAGTCATTCGACACACGACTTGGCAATCGTTTCAAGATGTCCATGACCGCAGGCGACATGCCAAGTAGAGGCGTGAACAACCCGAACATCTCCGGGCCACAAGGGAGTCTTCCGTGAGCGCATACGCATACGACCCTGACGACTGGCTTGTCAGTACACACAGGAGCATCAGCAAATGGGTCTACGATCAGCTACAGGCCGACCCCAGGTTTGAAGACAACCTGACTGTGGAGATGAGCTTTCCCGACACGTCAACGTGGCGCAAAGAGACGCCGCTTGACAAGATACTCGTCCACTTCGAGCAGGACAACCAAGAAGACCCGATCCTCGGCTTTGGTCAGCCGGGCGTGGAAGTTTTCGATGACACCGACCCTGACAATCCAACGTGGACGATTCAGGAAGGGGCACAGCACGAACTCAACTTCGACGTAGGCGTGTGGCTCAGTGCAGAAATGGGCGGGGCTACCAAGAGAATGGAGGTAGTGCAAGCACTGAAAAACCTGTTCACGTCGGTCTACGGAAAGCGCAAGTTCAACACTGACACGGATGGGCTCAACGTTGTCAGCTTCACAGGAGGGAGGTTCTTGATTGATCGAGTCAACGACATTCCTGTGTGGCGGGCGATTGACATGACGCTGGTTGTCAGGGTCTTCAGCCGCCACCTTGCGGTCGCACCCGTTGTCGTGCCGACTGAGCTAGATCAGAACGAGAGCCTGACAATCATCACGGACGATGGGACAGCGGAGCCCATCTAAGGAAGGAGTGAAATGCCTAACCTCTACCCGCAAGTAGTTGACAAGTCAACGCTCACGGGCGTCTTCAGGAACGAGCAGTTCCTCACCATTGGCGTTGAAGGGCAGGCTGATGCTGGTGGCACAGCTACGGTTGCGTTGCCGGTGATCTGCACAACCCCTGACGATGCCAACACGTTCTTTGGCCCGGCATCGTCGCTGGCTGGGCTCGTGAATTATCTCTTGGCACAGGGCATCGAGTTCGTGTATGCCGTTGCTGCTTCCAAGGGATCGGCACCGTCTCTCGCACAGCGACAGGCTGCGTGGGCCACGCTTGAAGACAACCCCTCAATCCGCATCCGGTTGACGGACAGCACACTTCAGGCTGACCTCGTTGCCTTGGCAGACTCGTGTGAAAACGCGGAGGGCATTCAGAACAAGCAGTTCTGCATTGTCGGCCTGCCAATCCCGGCAGTCAAGGCAACCGCAATCTCAGCAGCAGGTGCGGTTGCATCCAAGCGGGCCGTACTTGTCAGTCCACACGTCTACAACCTGAGTGGCACGCTGATGAGCGGTCAGTACGGTGCTGCCAAGGCCGCAGCGTTGATTGCGCTCAACCCGGACATCGCAGACTCGATGAACGGCATGGAGCTTGGTGGTACCGGCGGCGTCGAGCTTGACGCAACTGGACTGCCGATCTACCGCCTGCGCACGAATGGTGGGGCTCCGATCAACGACTTCGAGGACTTGGAGACTGGCGGCGTTTCGCCGTTCCAGCAGAGTCCCAACGGATTGGCAGCCTTCACGCACCTGCGAACGACGTACACGGTCGATTCGACCTTCGACTCTTTGATGACGCTGCTCATCAAGGATCAAGTCTTCATCGACATCCGCAAAATCCTGCTCGACAACGAGTTCTTGCGAAAGGGCAACACGGATGCCAACCGCGCGATGGCTGCCAAGCTCGTGGATCAGTACCTCAAGAGCGTGAGCGATTGGGTGCAGCCGATCACACTGCCGGATGGCACGACCGGCTACGGCGTGTCGGCCGTGGCTTCGTCCGATCAAAAGAGCTTCACGGTCTACTACTACGGGCAGGTTGTCAGAGGCACCAACGTCATCAACGTCAACGGCACGCTGACGATTCCGGCCTAACGGAAAGGAGAGTGACAAGATGCAGTGGCTCGAAGCTCTAAGCGCTCCTGACCTCGGGCTTGTCATCGCTGGCGAGCACTACGCAGCGGTACAGACGATGGATGAGGAGTCCACACAGACGGTGAACTTCATGGGCGCGTTCGGCTCGAAGGGAGCGGTTGTCAGGTCAGTCCGCAAGGGTGATGCTGACACGTTGACCTTCACGGCGATCCTGCTCAAGCCGGGCCAGGACGCAGGGATTGGCAACGAGAACTTCCTGCGTGGCATCAACGGCTTCCAAGTCATCGCGCAGCGTGGCAACTCCGGGCTGCCAAAGGACTTCCACGTCTACGACGACTGTGTGTGGACAAGCATCCGAGTGAACTCGACGCTGGACAACGTAACGCTCAACGCGGACTTCAGCGGCAAGATCGAGGACTGATGGAAATGGAAGGGCGGGTAGAGGAGCTACTTGGCAGGCTCGTGGATGCCACGGAGCGCAATGCGGTCGCCAACGAGAAGATCGTCTCCTTGGCAACTGACGAGCGTGACACTGGCGAGAGCATCCTTGGGCCACCTTTCTGTCCTCACTGCGGCACGTTCAACCCGAATGTCCGCAGTGAGGGCGGGGATGGTGAGATGGCCGAGTTTGCCTTGGTAGCTCAGTGTCGCAACTGCGGCAACATTCTCTACGGCGTGCCGCAGGGATGGCTCGTGTACAAGACGAAGGAAGAAGCTGCACAGCAGATAGCTGGAAAGGGCGGAACAGATGACATCCACAATGGCTGACAAGCTCCGTGAGGCGCATCGTTTATCGCGGATGCGTCAGGGCAATGAAGTGGCAGAAGATGTGGCACTGCCAAGCAACAGCGAGATTCACTTCTGGATGGTGCCACTGACGGAAGCAGAGCAGCAGATGGGCGTGATCCACGCGGCCACCATCGACGTGCTCGACAATGCCGCAGGGATCGCAACGCGCAACCGTGCTGCCATGCAATCTGACGTGTTCCACAGCTTGCGTGAGCCGGGCAACATCGAGCAGAGGGCTTTTCAGTCCATCGAGGAGATGACAAGCCTTCTCGAACCGTCCGATGTTGACCACTGCATCAACACACTCACCATGCTGATGGAGTACGCATCACCGAGCGTTGACGGGCTCACTGACGAGGAACTCAGTGACCTAAAAAACGCCTTCGGGGAAACAGATTGGAGCGCGCTTACTGGAAGGCAATGGGCGGTAGTGAAGCTGTGCTGCCAAGTTCTGTTTCCCGAACTACTAGAGGTCAAATTACGTGGTTCTTCCTCAACCGAATCATCGACGGAGAAGAACGGGAGCAGCGAGTCCACCTGAGATGTCTTGCCAAGCTGAACGAAATCCGTTGCGAGGTATGTGGTGAGGTTGTCACAGCCATCATCGAGTACGCGGATGCCTTGTCAGGCAAGAGCTATGCACCCCGCGAATACTTGGAGCATCAGTTGAACATGTCCGAGGATGAAAAGGAGCTTCGTCGGCGTGCCTTCACTGAGGTACTACGCAAGCACAACGAGAAGAAAGCTGCCAAGGCAGAAGCATGAGCACTAGACGCCTACAGTTCGAGGTAACGACCACCGGCACCGGAGGGTTCGATGCCGCGATGGGTCGGATCAACAAGGGTCTGACCCAGGTGAGCGCAGGGATGCGCCGTGGTGGTGCTGACTCGTCCTACATGGCCAACCAGCTAAAGGCCATCGGGACAACCGCTCGTTACTACTTGGCAGGGCGTCTCGTCTTCGGAGTCCAGAGCGCGGTTCGCAACCTCGGGGAGTTCAAGACGCAGCTTGGTGAAATCGACGCCTTGGCAGTCCGCTTCTCCTCGCGTGGCAAGCTCGAAGACATCAGCAGCCAGTTGGACACGATTGGCAAGTCGGCATTGCTGATGAGCAATCAGTTCGGCGTGAGCGTCACCGAGGTCGAGGCGTACATGCAGCGCTTCCAGACGGCCATTGGTTCCCATCTCCAAAACCTGACGCCACAGCAGTATCAGTCGCAGATGACTGAGTTCGTGCGTTCGCACTTGAATCTTGTCACTGTGCTTGGTGCTCGTGCTGGCGATCCGCATGAGTTGGCCGGTGGCTTGGCAGCGCTGGTACGCGGCATGCCCGGAGGGGATCGTAGAGCAGGCCAGAACGCACAAATCCTCTCCAACTACTTCGCCCGCATCGTGCAGGGCTCGCCGCAGTTGACAGGTCAGAACATCGCACAGTCGGCAGGCCGTCTTGCTTCTGCAAAGCACTTGTCAGGCATGAGCACACTTGATCTGTTGTCTGCCTTTGGCTTGGCAGCAGAGACGGGCGGTTCACCGGCAGTCATCATCCGAGGCATGACGCAGTTGCTTGGTCAGTCACTCATGCACCCAACGAAGCCAGAGAGCATTGCGACGTATGGGATGGCGGGACTGCCAAGTGATCCGAACGAGTTGCAAAAGCTGGGTGGTCAAAAAGTCCTCGAACGGCTCATCAACTTCGTTGCCAAAGCTCCTGCTGGCAGCAAGGAACGACAACTCAACTTGGACGCGATCTACAACGCCTTCAGTCGCCAGGAGTCGGTGCGGCAGTTTGTCAACCTGATTGCCAACGGTGGCGTTCCTGCACTACATCAATTCCGCGACTCACTCAAGGAAGCTGCCAAGCAGAATTACGCGGAGCAGGCAGCGAAGAAGCGGCTGCAATACTCGTCGCTGGTTCGAGCGTCACAGGCGATGACCAACCTCGGCATTGGACTTGTCAGCGGAGCCGACTGGCCGCTCGAACATCTCTACGCACGGCCGGTGATCGCAGCGTCCAACTTTGTCGTCAAGCATCCGCACCTGACCACAGGGCTTGTGGACGCCGGGCTCGGGCTCGGCGCTGCCAATGCGCTGCGTAGAGTCGGCGCGTTCTCGAAGATGGGTCGCTTCGGCAAGATTGGCAGCTTCCTCAGTGGTGCCTCTGCCATCGAGCGAGGACTAATCGGTCAAGCGATTACCAAGGAGGAGCTACCGGCTGCCATCGGTGGCGGTGCTGCTGAAGGCACACGTGCCAATCCGTTTTGGGTCATCATCTCGCCGCTGTCATGGGCCATTGGCGGGCCTAGTGGCTTCGGTGATCCCATCCCGAAAGATGGCGGCAGTTGGCTGAGCAAAATCTGGAAGTCCACGGCTGGCAAAATTGGCTTTGGCAGCATACTAGGTGGCGCGGCTCGTGCTGCACCGGGTATCCTGAGAACCATCGGCCTCAAAGGTCTTGGCAGGATTGCTGCACCGATTGGTCTTGGCTTGGCAGTGCACGAGTACGGTTGGAAGCAAGTGTTCGATCCATTTGCTTCGGCCGGTGGTGACCTCACAGGGGGCAGCGACCGTACCAAGTTCAACTTCCGGGGTAAGACGTATCAGTACGGCACTGGCACGGCGTACAACGCGCTCCTACACGCTGGGCTAATCCGCAAAGGGCAGAACGTCACACCTGACCTTGTTCACCACCTGATGCAAGGTGGGCGGGGCATGTCACCGGAGCGCGCAGCCATGTTGTTCAGCAAGATGTCACTTGGCAGTAGAGGTAACCCTGTTCATGTCGAGGGCAATGCGCACATCACTGTGGACATCACGGCCCTTGACTCTGCTGGTCGCAAGAGGACGTTGAAGCGCGGCGTGGACATGCCAATCGGCGCTCGCTCCTTCCCGACTACCAAGGGTCAGCCGGGCTCGCGCAGAGGGAGGCACTGATGGCAAAAGATCAGCAGTGGGAACAAGTCGGTGCGCACCTGCTTACCAAGGCTGCTCCGTTCGATCCGTGGAGTGGTCATGGGGATGAGGATGATGATGCGCACTACCTTGCACGGCCCGGCGTGGACTTCATGCGGCCGTGGCTCGCTGTGCAGAATGGGCCAGCGTTCCAGTGGCCTCTTGGCATGCAGGGGTACAGCGATGTCATTACAGCTTCGCTGGGTATCCATCGCTACCTCGGAGACGACGGCGGCGTTGACATCGACGTGCTGCATCCTGGTGAGGAGCACATTACCTTGTCAGGTTACTTCGCTGGTGACTCAGCACCGGAGAACATCATTGCGCTGCGCGATGTCGTCAAGTACCAACCCGCGCCCGGTGGCAAGATTCTCTACATACCGGAGATTGCGCACAACCCGTGGCGCGTGCAGGTGGCAACGGCTGAGTTCGACCGCAGCATTGACGAGAAGGGCCGTGACAATACCTATCAGATCGAGTTCGTGCGGATGGGGCTTGTCAGGTCAATCGACACAGGTGGCATCGTGCCGACGCCAGCAGGGGCTCACACTGTGCGAGTCAATGCCAAGCATCGCACGCTGCGCAGTATTGCCAAGTGGAAGCTCAATAACTCGAACAAGTGGCGCATTCTCTACGACCAAAACCACAAGTGGTTTGAGAAGCACCATGTCAGCTATCACAAGGCACCCAACTACAGACTGCCAATCGGACTGAAGCTGCACTACTAATGCGCATCTCACACGCCGACATCTCGCTCAACCTCGGGTCGCATGGACACCGGAAGATTTCCACGGCCCATGTTCAGGACTACCAAACGTCGCAGAGCATTGACAACGATGCTGACACGTTCAATCTGACGCTTGGCAGCCTGAGCGACAAGCTCGATCCGATCTTCGAGCGTGATAACGAAGCCATCATCACTCTCTACCTGACAAACCTTCGTGGCGATGCCAAGCCCATCTTCACGAGCATTTGCGATGTCGCTGTGCTTCAGGATGACTTCACTGCGCCGTTGACTGGCCGCGATTTGCCAAGCAGCATTGCCTTGGACTCTGACGCACTGCCGGGGCGTTGGCGCAATCAGCGCCCAAGCAGGTTCATCGCTCACCGTGCAAATCAGCTTGGCATTCGTCGCACACGCATCACTCAGATGCACATGCTCAAGACCTTCTTCACGGATGGATCGGAGAAGGAGTGGGCGCTTTGGTACCGGCTGGCACGGATGCGCGGGATGTACATGTGGTCGGACAACCTTGGCACTCTCATCATCGACAAGCTCGGGTACAGCCTCAAGCCTGCGTATCACTTCGGTGATCCGCCAAGGGGTCATGCTTCTTCACAGTGGATTCCGGTTGAAGCGCCGTTGACGCACACGTCTACCAAGCAGGGGCGACTGTGGAAGGCGCTCATCTACGGCTCCGACTCGAAGAACGCACAGACCAAGGTTGGGCAGTCCGTCGATCATCACATCAATGCGTGGACGAAGCGGTCAACGGAAGTGCTTTCGTCTACCAAGCATCGCTCGCACTCCCAGCTACGCAACTTGGCACAGGATGAAATCTTCGAGGCCATCGTTGGCGCTCAGGAGCTTATCCTGACAGTGCGTGATGCCAACGTGGTGATCGAGCAGAACAAGATGGCGCTTGTCAACCTGCCAGATTACGGGTATCACAATGAGACGATGTTCGTGGTCGGCGTGGACAGGACAGGATCGGTTGACACTGAATGTGTCCAGACGGTACGTCTGCGCGAGAAGGGCTTTGCTCTGACGAAGCGCGTACCGGATGCGCCTTCCCTGACAAGTCAAGGTGGCTCGACCACTGACAAGCCTGCGGGCTCTATCGCAGATGCTTTGGGGCAGAACGGCAACATCAGGTGGCCAGAGTCCTTCGTGCGAGCTACCAACGAGTACGGACAGGCGTGGGACTTCGCTGTGTTCCTCGGTGTGCTCTTGTCAATCTGCGCCGTAGAAAGCAGCTTCCAGAACATCCGTCAGCACGCAGCCGGTGCGATCAACGATGGCGAGGAGTGGAAGTCGTACAAGAACTGGCTCAACTCGGGCGATAGACTGACAAGTACCAAGTCGGAATCGCAGTTGCTTGATGAGTACAAGAGCACGTTTGGCAACGAAGCGCATGACCCCCACAACCCAATGCGGCCGGGCTCTGCCGGTGTTGGCCCAATGCAGTTGACAAGTCAGAGCTACAAGGACAAGGCTGACTCGTTCGGTTGGCGTGGTAAAAAGAACACCGATCCCTACCAAGGTGGTCGCTGGAATCCTGACTCGAACATCAGGGCCGGAGCATACGCCTTGCATACCAAGCTGGTTACATCTCCACCTGCCGATCCCACGAATGCAAACTCGATCTGGATTGGTGTTGGCAGATACAACGGCGGCAGTGAAGCGAACCAGCAGGCGTACATCAACAAGGTCAAGAAGCTCTACAAGAGCACGTACTTCAAGGCTGCGTCGGATGCCCTTGCTGCTGCCAAGACAATCCCTGAAGGGACAGGCACGAAGATCGCAGTGCCGGGACATGGAACGCTTACACTGCCAAGCACTACGCCTGACGACGTGCGCAGGGCGATCAACTTTGCGCTGCGGCACCTTGGCGATCCCTACCAATGGGGAGGCGGCGGGCCACACTACGACTGCTCCTCGTTTGTCACTGCGAGCTTGGCAGCCGGGTCAGCAGCGTTGCGAAACAAGCTCGATGAACCTCACCCTGGTCACCACGGTGAGACGACCTACTCGCTTTTCAGGAAGGGCCGCTTCAAGAGCGTGTCCAAGGACAACCTGCTGCCGGGTGACTTGGTATTCTTCCGAGGCAACCCGCCAGAGCATGTTGGCATGTATCTGTGGGATGGTCTGTTCATTCAAGACCCACGGCCGGGTGAGTACATCAACATCGCTGCACTCAACGAGAACTATTGGCGTGAGAGCTACACCGGGGCTCGACGCATCGCCACGTGGCCGGGGCAGCCATCGCATCCAGAGCCAGGGACATCGCCCTGATGCTGGCCACGCAACTCACCGACGCGATCTGGAATGCCATTGCTGACTTGGTACGTAGAAGCGCGTCCCAGCGTGAAATCTACTTCGTGCAAGTCACGCGAGTTGACAAGGCAGCGCGTGTTTTGTGGGCGGATGAGTTCGGTGACTTGGCAATCCCGATGGTGCACCACACCTTTGGCTTTCCGTACTACGACACGCAGCCAAGTGGTTCGCAGACCAAGCGCGGCGAGGACTACGAGACAAACGATGCCTTCCGGGTCAAGATTGTCATGCCAAAGGCAGGTGACATGGTTGTCATACTTGATCCAGAAGGTGCCAAGTCAACGCCGATCTGCATTGGGACAATCCGTTCACCGGGTGACTATTGGGAGGGAGGCTAAGTGGCTACTGACATAGCCGTTGACTTCGGGCGTCGTGACTTGGTAGTTTCACCAAGCCGCGATTGGGACATCGTTACTGGCCAAGCATCGTGCGATCA